AAGATACTATAAGAACAGAAACAAAGAACAATGAGTTTTGTATTAACTATGCTAATTTGTTCTTATACAGCACAGGGTACAACTTGCTTGCCACCTATAAAGTTTGATATATTGTATAAAGATGGATATGACTGTATGGTTGATGGCTATACAAAATCACATGATAAATTTATTGAGATTGGGAGAGAGGAAGTTAACAAACATAAGATATTTATAAAGTTTGGTTGCTATGAAGATTTCTCTAACAAGACCCCAGCATAAAGTAAGTCAATCTAATAAAAGATTTAGAGTATTAGTATCAGGTAGAAGATTTGGTAAGACCTATCTTTGTATAACTGAAATGATGAAGTATGCTACACAAGTTAAAAAGAATATATGGTATGTAGCACCTACCTTTAAAATGGCTAAAGAAATAGTATGGTCTAAATTAAAACAAATGCTATCTGACTTTAATTGGGTTGAAAATATAAACGAATCTAGCTTACAGATTAGAATTAAAAAAACAGGAAGCACTATATCATTAAAAGGTTGTGAGAACTATGACTATTTAAGAGGTGTTGGAATAGACTTTTTAATACTAGATGAATTTGCTGACATTGATGAAAAGGCATGGACAGAAGTATTGAGAGCATCTATTGCTGATACCGAGGGCGATGTTTTAATGTGTGGTTCTCCTAAAGGATATGGTAATTGGTCTTATCGTATGTACGAAAAAGGTAAGTACGAACAAGAATGGGATAGTTTTCAATTCACTACATTACAAGGTGGAATAGTTTCAAAGGAAGAAATAGAACAAGCTAAACAAGATTTAGATATAAGAACATTTAGACAAGAGTTTGAGGGTACATTTGAAAATTATGCTGGTGCTGTATATTATAACTTTCATGCTGTTGATAATGTTAAAGTTAAAGAAATAGATTGGAAAAAACCTTTACACATAGGATTAGATTTCAATGTTGACCCAATGAGTGCGGCAGTAGCACAAATAGATAAAGATAATATACATTTTATTGATGAAATTATTATTTATTCAAGTAATACAGATGAAATGGTACAAGAGATTAGAGATAGATATGGAAGCAAACAAAGAATTTTTGTTTATCCTGACCCAGCTTGTAGGCAAAGAAAAACTTCTGCTGGTGGTAAAACTGATTTAACAATATTACAAAATGCTGGGTTTAATGTTAAATGTAAAATACGACATAGTCCTATTAGAGATAGAGTGAACGCAGTTAATTCAAGATTAAAGTCTGCTGATGGAAAACGATATATTTTTGTATCGCAATCTTGCAAAACTATGATAAAAGGTTTACAAAGACAGATATACAAGGAAAACACAAATATTCCTGATAAGGAAGAAGGTTATGATCACATGAATGATGCTATTGGATATTTAGTTGAAATAGTTAAACCACTAATAACAAATCCAACTTCATTTAAACCTCAAAGATGGAATATAAGGCAAAGATAATATGGCATATTCAAGAGAACAAGCATTAACCACTCACAAAGACTTTGATCAAAATATAAAAAATTGGGAGTACTATATTCGTTCTTATAATGGTGGCTATGATTATATGATGGGTCAATATCTAAATAGATATAATTTAGAATTAGATCAAGAGTTTAATCAAAGACTTGCTAACACACCTTGCGACAATCATTGTAAAAATATTATTCAAATTTATTCTTCATTTTTATTTAGAGTAAAAGCTAGTAGAGATTTTGGTGCTATGTCAGATGAAGCTAGTTTAGACACATTCTTAAAAGATGCTGATTTAGATGGTAATAATTTTACAACTGTTATTAAACACGCACAAAATTATGCCTCTATTTATGGACAGTGTTTTTTAATATTAGACAAACCAAAAATACAAACTGATACAAAGGCAGATGAACTTAATCAAGATATAAGACCATACCTATCAATCGTTACACCTGAAAATGTTTTTGATTGGAATTATAAAAGATTACCAAATGGTAAATATGTTTTAGATTATTTAAAAATAAGGGAAGAAGTTGATAAAAATGGTGGAACATATTTTAGATGTTGGCACACAGATGTAGTTGATACTATTTATGTTGAAGATGGTGGAACAGAACCTGTTTTGATAGATACTGCCGATAATCAGATTGGCAAAATACCAGCAGTTATTTTATACAATGCAAAGTCACACAAACGAGGCATTGGTCAATCTGACCTTACAGATATTGCTGATTTACAAAAATCAATTTATAATGAATTTAGTGAAATAGAACAATTAATAAGATTAACAAACCACCCATCATTAGTCAAAACAAATGGAGTAAATGCTAGTGCTGGTGCTGGTGCTGTTATTGAAATGCCTGAAGAAATGGAACCAAATTTAAAACCATATCTATTACAACCATCAGGACAAAATTTAACTTCAATAATGGACTCAATAACTAAAAAAGTTGAATCAATTAATAGAATAGCACACACAGGAGCAGTAAGAACAACTAAAACAGAAGTATCAAGTGGTATAGCACTACAAACTGAATTTGAATTACTTAATGCTAGACTATCTGAAAAAGCTGACAACCTACAATTAGCTGAAGAACAAATATTTAAGATATACGCAGAATACCAAAATGCAAACTTTGATGGAGAAATAAACTATCCTGATTCATTTAACATAAGAGATTATGCTAGTGATTTAGTATTCTATCAACAAGCTAAAGCTGTCAATGTACCATCTTCTACTTTAAATAAAGAAATAGACAAAGAAATAGCAAGAGCAGTAGTTGATGATGATAAAAAACTTGGAGAAATATTTGACGAAATAGATGCCAATAAAGAAGTTGGACAATTTACCCAAGAAGAACCTCAACAAGAAGATCAAGAGGTAGAGGAAGAAGAAGTTTAATGAATGTCAGATATTATTCAAGATTTTTCAGAATATAGAATTAGGTCTATTGAATTAGCCGAAGCCAAATATTACGAATCTTTAATTAAAACTTTAGATAACATTGAAAAGCAAATAACAAGTCTTGCTGGTAGAACATTACCCACAGATGATTTAGGTAGATTGTTTGATTTAAAAATAGCAGTATCAATGCAACCAAAGATTAGAAGTATTCTAGAAAAGGAATATTTAGCTTGGAGTGATACAGTTGTAAGAGAGGGATTTAATAAACAAGCTAAAAGAATTGAAAAAGCATTTAAGGGAATAAAGGTAGCAAAAGAATTTCAACAATTAACTAATGCTGATTTAACATTAATTACTAATTTAAAAAGACAATCATTTACTCAATTTAAAGATGTATCTAATACTATGACTAGAAGATTAACTGAAAAAATATATCAAGCTACATTAACGAGTGTAGAATTTGTAGAATTAGAAAAAGATTTAAGACAAACTATTAATGGTATTTATGCTAGAGCAGATGATAAGCAAGTTAATAAGTTAGTAAATAGTATTAAAAAAGATGAAGTTAAACTTAAAAAGGTTAGAAGAAACTCTATTGCTGGAAAGAAATTAAGGCAAAAATTAGACAACAATATTCAAGTATTACAATCTAAATTTGCTAGTGATCGTGCTGGGGAAAATATGAAACGATATGCTGGTCAGATATTAAATGATTCATTAAGAGAATTTGACGCACAACTTAACCTTGCAAAGTCTAAAGATGCTGGATTAACATATTTAAAATATCAAGGCTCATTAATTCCAACAAGTAGAGATTTTTGTAGGGTTGTAAGAAGTGGTGGTTATGATATACGAAATAATGGACTATTCACAATTGATGAAGTCAAACGACTATGGAGTAGTAGAGGTTGGAAAGGCAAGAAGTCTGGAAACCCTTTAATAGTTCGTGGTGGTTATAATTGTCGTCATCAATGGAGCTATGTCAATCCTGATTGGTATGACAGTAGCGGCAAACTTATAATGTAAAGGAGAAAACATGTCTGAAGAAAATAAAACTGTTGAACCAGCAGAACAAAATGTTCAAGCTACAACAGAAGTCAAAGAAGAAGTAAAAGAACAACCAAAAGTAAATTCTTTTACACAAGAACAGCTAGATAATATAATTAAACAAAGATTAGAAGCTGAAAAAAGAAAACACGATAAGCAATTAGAAGAAATCAAGAAGATAGATGAGGAAGCACTTAAAGAAAAAGAAATTAAGGAAGCTAAATCTAAAGCTGAACTTGAAAAGCTAATGCAAGAGAGAATATCAGAAAAGAATACTGAAATTCTTAAATATAAAACTGAAATTAAGAAAGAAAGGATTGATAATTCAGTCTTATCTGTTGCTTCTAAAATGAATGCTATTAACCCTCAACAAGTTGTTGATCTATTAAAAGCAGATATAAAACTTAATGACGATAATCGTATAGAAATACTTGA